GGCGGAACGGTATATAATCCATTTTGTGCAGAAAAGATTATTGAACCTACTTTTGAACTTACAAAAATAGTAACTTCATTTCCCTCACATTCTGTCCAAGTTACATCTCCTGATGTTCCATTTGGTAAAGTTGCTCTATATAATGTTGATGATGGCATTTATTATTAAATAGTTTGGTATGGTGAATTTCCTAATATATCAGTTGGCCATTTGTTTTTCAAATCATTTGGAGTTGTAACATTTGAAAAATCAATATCAGTTACATCTCTTAACGCTTGTTTTTTTTCTACTACTTCTTGAATAGTTGTTTGGTTTCCACTTTCCAATGCTCTCATATACTCAATATCCAAATCAGAAAACATTTTGTTTCTTTTTCTTCGTATCAAACCTAACAAAATATCTTTTCCTTTTTCCATATCAAATGTAGGAATCGCGGTTATACCATTATCATCTTCAAAATTAAAATCATAACAAAAAGTAAATGAATGGTCAATGTCACTATCATCGTACATATAAAGATATTTTGAACCAGATGGTATTACTTTACTTATAACAAATTCAACAGTTTCTTCATTTAATGCTGTCCATCTAATTTCATTGTTTAATTTACTTATTATAAATTTTGGCTTCATACTAAAAATTTTATCTTCCTATTACTACTATATCTACAAATTCATTTGTTTGAGAGACCGTATTACTACCAGCTCCTATGAATACAGTTTGCATTCCAACACCACCTTCATCTGGCTTTTCCATTCTAAATTCAAATCCAGTTGCACTATTAGCCGTTATCATAGGCATAAGCGCACTTTCAATTGTAGCATAATTTACAGACGATGGTGTAATAAATATAGAATAATCATTTGCATCAAATGCATTTTGAAAAGTTAATGCATATTGATTACCAGTTAGTCCGAGAGTTGATGAAATATTAAATCTTCTTGAAACCGTATAGTTAGCTGCACTTGATGGTGATGTACCATTATAAGTTACTCTACAAAATGCTTTTACCGCCGGTGGGTATCCGTATGCTTGACTGAAATTAGAAATTGCCCTATCTATCATCAAACTTCCTGTAATTTCTGTTGAGAAATTATATGAACCACTTATACCATCTCTTACTCTCAGATACTTATCGTCTGCTAAAACGGATTGGAATCCACCACCATTTACAACAGTACCTGCTGATATTGTTTTTATTGTTATAGTTGCTGCAGAATCTAAACTAAAAGTAGAGTTTACTTCCGAATCAAATCCATATGGTGGATACTCCGATGGGTCTGATGTATCTTTACTATGTGCATATACAAATCCCCTTAAAGTTAGATAATAAGTTACACCTTGTTGTAAATCTGCAAGTAATGTAAATTTAGTATTTTCTATATAATCAGTTTGCGAAGTAGGGTAATAAGATGTCACATATTGAAATCCATTCCATTCGGTATAAGCTTGTACACTTCCTTGAGCGTAAGCTTGTGCATAATTAGAATTCGCAACATATTCAGTATAAAATTGTGGTGCGTGGCCGGTTTTTGTTAAAACTAAACTCACATTCATATAACCATCAGCATCACCAGTAGCTTGTATATAATTACTAAATCCACCAGGAAATGTCATTGTTATAATATGTTGCCCAGATGCAGCTGCTGTAAATGAACCATTTGATGATGGTGTTCTGTAGTAATCATATCCAATCGTTCCACCATAATATGAACTGTATGTTCCATCATTTGGTATGCCGTTTGTTTGTGTAGAAGCTGTAGTAAATGATGCAAGTGTTGCATTTGAATATGATACACCGGTTGGAGATGGTAAGGTTAATTGCGTATTTGCAAAAAATCTTAAACTTCCAGAATCATCAAATACTGCAATTGATTCCGATGGTTCTGATACTAATTGTATATTTTGGTTAGCCGATATTATAGAACCTTCTCCAATTGTCCAACCACCAATTATACCATCATTCGAATTAATTGAACCTCTAATACTTAAATCCTCACCATCCCAAATTAATGAACCAGACACACCAACTAAAGATACTTTTGGTTGAGAAGAATCATATCCAATAAAAATACCATTGTTATTAAATCCTTGAACTTGAGATTCAGTAACAAAGTTACCAGGACCAATACTAGAACTTATTTGTCCTATTGAAATATATGGATTTGCATTTGAACCACTTTCATTTGCGTTTAGAGTAATCAATGCGTTTGCACCTTTTGCACCAATATTAATAGTTTTATCCACATATTGTTCTACTGCAAAAAGTACATCAGTTGCTACAGAAGTAAATTGTGCACCAAATGTTTCCCAATCCGCTGGTGTTGTGTTTGGTTGTCCCCATGTAGCCGCATCATTTTTTGCTGCATTTTTTGTGATATAATATGTACTTCCAAATTTAACTATATCACGTCTACCTGCGATTAAGTCATAATAGTATTTTGTTGTAGAACTATATAATCCTCTATAAACAACACCAGGACCAGGCCCACCAGCAGTTCCATTTGTACCATTTGCTCCACTAGTTCCTCCCGTTCCCGATGAACCTCCACTTCCAGATGAGCCGCCACTTCCAGATGAACCGCCTGTACCAGATGTTCCAGCTGCGGCCGAAACAGCCCAAGTATTTGTTGCACTTGATGGAAATCCAGTATCAATATTTGTATTATTAGTTGATGTGTGTGTTACAGAATTTATATAAGTTGAACCACCATATGCAACTGTATCATCGGGATAATATATTGTTGCAGGTGCCCAAACACCTCTATAACTTCCTTCAGGTATACCAGGTTGTCTTTGTCTGATTGAACCAACTATTGTTAATTGGTCACCATCCCAATACATTCCTTTACCAGATGTACCCGTTGTTTTAATTGAGAAACGGCCTGTTGTACCATTAGCACCATCTTCATATACTCCTAAGAATATACCAGGTCTATTATATCCAATAACACCAGCCCCACCAATCGAAACCCCAGTTCCTTGTGTACCTTGTGTTCCGGTTTGTCCGATAGCAATATATGGGTCAGTTCTACCACCGGCTAATACAATATTTGCAAAAGCACCAGTTCCATCTTTTGTACCAACATTAAGAGTATTTTTTACATAAGATTCTTCAAATATTGCAATCTTAGCTGATACGAAAAATTCTTCTTGTCCCAAATACTGCCAATATGCAGTGTCTGTGTATGGAGATGTGCCATCAGGTTGTTGTGCGCCAGCTGGTGTTCCAGGTCCACTTCCCGTAATAGCTGCCCAATAGTGAGTTTCTTTATTTACAGTTGCTGGGTCTGGCCAAATTACAGCATCCCTTCTTTGATTTGCAGTTTCTGCAATATAATCCAATGTAGAACTCCAAATTCCTCTCATCACTATACCAGGACCAGTATTACCTTCATATACTACTGATAGTGATAACGTTTTATAAAGAGTTTCTCTACCTTCACAATCAATTTGGAATATAACTTCCCCCGATGCAATTGTTTCTGGACTTGACCATCCGCTTATACCAGCAAAAGATGCAGGTGTACCAGAAACATACGAACCAGCTGTCAATCCTCCGGCTAAAGTTAAATGACCGGAATATGCAAGAATACTTACTCTACATTGATTTGGATATCCTAATTGGCCATATGCATCAACTTGTCCACCACTAAATGTTGAAACGTTTGTTAATTCTAAATCACCTCTAAAAACTCTTATAGTTGTTGTAGATAAATCAAATTCTAATTCACCAGAAACTCTATACATTATTCCAGCATTTTCACTAGATAAATTTGCAGTATATGGTGCTGGTGCTGTAAATTGTACCGCAATAGATTGAGATAAGAAATGAGTTGCTCTACCATTTTCAAAATCAATTTTGTATATTACTTCAGCAGGTGCGTTTGTTGCTGGCGCATTCCAAAAAGTTAAATCATTTATAGAAGCAGGACTTCCTAATAATCTACTTTGAGAATTTATTGAAATGAAATTACTTTTTGAATAAATTGATGCTGAATAATATCCCAAAACACCTATTGGTGTTACACCATCTATTTGATATGAAACAGGCAATCCCGTATATGATGATGTATGTATTAATGGTATTCCTGATTTTGATGCTACTACTTGTGTCCCAGATCCACTAAAAACCGTATCCCACAATGAAGCTTGAATTGAAGTATTTGCATTTGAAAGAAACGATTGGTATGCATCTTGTCCAGCTTTTACACCAGTTATAGTAACTTCTGTAATTGCTTTTATTTCACTATTTGCATTACCATCTCTCATTTCAACTTTCCAAACAGCAGTTTGACCAGGCCCAGTTGCATCGCCAGATGGAATTTCAAATTGAGTATCTTGTGTTACACCACTGTATGCAATACCATCTTTGAAAAATTGATAATAAGCAGAACCAGTATTACCTATTGGAGTTGCATCTAAAAATATAGAACCTTCAGGAGATACTTGAACACCATCACCATTAAAGTTTACAGTTGTTGATGTTGCAGACAAAACAACTGAACGAGCTTTAGCTGGTGCTACATTCTTAGTAAAATTTTGATTTCTAAAATAAATTGATGAAGTATATTGATGCCCACTTCCCAATGCATATGGAAATACTTGAATTTCATATAAAGCACTTGCTGATGTATAAGGATAATCAAATCTATTAAAATCTAAAGTGGCGTTATATAAAGATGATGATGAAAGTGAACCTGTTCTTATTCTCCACTCACCCGCTGCGTTTCTTGTTTCTACTGAATTAATTCTCCAAGTTCCCGGTGCGGATGATTGTGTTGTAAATATTAAAAAGTCATCACCTTCTCTAACATTAATTGTTGTATTTGCTGCTGCATAACTTGATGCTGATACAAATCCAACTTCATCCGCATTTATTGTTTGCGTTTGTGGAGTTATTACAATTTGTATAGGTGGAGGTCCATCCAATACTTTTGTATAATTAACAACAACACTTGCTGTATATATTGAAGATGTATAATATGGATGTATTACCAATGGATATGTTATACTACCACTTAAATTTGTAAGATTTGAAGATTGTGATACTATAAGTGATGCAGTATATTGTGTTCCAAAGGATGATGTAAAATGAATATTACCTGCTTTTACATTTTGTTCTACAATTGATGAACTTGCAATATAAAACTGCCCATGTGATTTGAATGGGTCAGATGCTGCGCTTGAACTAAATGCCAAATATCTAGAACCTTGTTTTAATTTAATATCAGTTATAGATGGTTTATAATCATTAACAATACCTCTTGAATTTGCTGCTAAAGTTATATTAGCTGGCGTTACTTCAAATATAATTGTTTCATCTCCAGGCTTACCTTCAGGTACAATTGTAAATAAATGGTCTACGTTTACTGAAGCGGATGTCCATGGTTCAGTATAAGTAAAGCTTGTTAATATTTGCTTACTCTGATTTAACGTATTTCCAATATAAGAACCTAATGGTAACGATGGAATAACATTTCCAGATTCATCATATGCAACAACACTTATATCCGGATTACAACTATGAGTTATAAAATATAACCAATATTCGGGAGTCCAATCTTGATTTATTGACATAGATGGATAAACCTCAAATGAACAACTTATTGGTCCTTCCGTTGTACCCCTTCTATAAAATGAAGCCGTTGCCGATGTAAATGTTGGTATAAATTGTGTACTTGTTCTTGGATTAATAGTGAACGTATCGGCATCATATAAAACTACACCAGCATCTAAACCATCTAACAAATCAGTTAATGTTAAAACAGTCAATATAGAAGCCGATGGGTTTGTTGAACCGGATGGTATTAAATAAAGTGTTCTTTGTGTATCAATTGAATCTCTATTAAAAATAGCGTTATAATTCAATTGCCCACTTCCAGTTAAACCAGGTTGTAATCCTTTTACAAATCCACTAGAACTTGCTGCGGTAAGTGTAATATATGTAGAACCAGACTGAACGTGGATTTGTGGTGCTGAACGGCCGGCTGGTAGTCCACTTTTAAGATTAATTTCATTTACACCATCAATACGAATAGCTTGAACTTCTAATGAACTAGATGCACTTGAATTTCTTATAACTGTTCCATTATAAGGTCTTAATTCATAATTAACTCCACCTTTACCATCTATTACTCTAGTAATAATTACAGAATCACTCACACCCTCACATTCAGCTGTATATTCAATAAACTGAACAACTATTTCTTCTAAATTAGGGTCTCTTGAACCTGTAAAATTTTGTACAGTCAGATATGGTTGGTCAGTATTTATATCATTTAATAACCCCGGAAATTGCCACCAAGTAAATGGTGGAGTTGATAAAGAACTACTTAAAGGAGTTGTTGCCCAATAAGCAGTATTATACATTGAAGATGATAATTCGTTACTAAAGAAATCAAATGAACGAGAAGTAAATGTTACCGAACCAGTCAAATAACTTTTTACAATATCAAATGTGATAACTGTTGGTGGTACTGGGTTTCCATTACCAGATCCAGAATCAAATTGAAAATATAAAGATGATGGTATAATTTCTAAACTTTTTTGAATAGGATTTAGATTACCACCATCAAATGTTTTACTAGCTTCAACAATTACAGGAATATAATTGTTATTAATATCATAAAATTGAAATAAGAAATTAAAAGTTTCAGCTGGTAATGTTCTTGGTATTGGTTGAATAAAAGTTATTTCATCAGGAGAAAATGCTGTTTCTTGAGATGCTCTTAAACTAACATTTGCAACATACCATCCATTACCTTGAACTTCAAAATAAAGTTTAGCATTATCTATTTCTTCTGCTTTGAAATTTGCACTTACTTGACTTTTTTGCAATATACTATTATCAGATGTTACATTTAATATATTTTGTTGAACACCTATTACTATTGGTGTATTATTTACAGATGATTGTCTTGAACCACTTAAATAAACTTTTACATAATTTTGGGGAGATAAGTTTTGTGCTAATCTTAAATCAAAATTTAATGTGTACTCAGTATCTTGTGTTAATTCTAAAGATTTTGAAGTAAAGAATTTATTTACCCCCGTACTATCTAATTTTATAGAACTATATAAATAATCTTGATTAAAATTAGTTGTTATATTATTAGATGAAGTTACCCAATAGTTTTTATAAAGTACCTCATCAAAAGTTCCATAGTTTTCTAAATTTTTTATAGTGGATTCTAAATCCGTAAGGATTTCATTTGATTCCAATTGAATCTCTTGTATAAATTGATAATCTGCTAAATCTGATTGAGATTTTCTAAATATTTTAACTCTTGCAGCATCACCAATAAATGTGGTTAATTCTGAAAGAGTTATTTTTGCGAAAGAACCAGTTAATGCGGTTTTTAAGTTATCAATTCCTTCTACATAATTAAATGTTACAGAATATGGTTGATTAAATACATCTTTAACAATTCCATTTTCAGAATATGGTGTATTAATTGTTATCTCTTTATTTGATATAACATCATCTACAACTGAAGAAAAATTTAGATTAGGTAAAGTTATAGTACTACCAGCTACAGAACCAGTCCAAGCACTGTTACTATTATTTATTTGTAAAAGATAATTTGTAGGTAATGTAAAATTTGTAATTCTTTCACCAGCTCCTGGCGTTTGTGCAATACCATCAACAATTCCTGTTTGGGTTATTGTACTTACTATATTGGAGAATATTGGTTTAACAACTTCAGTTATTGTTACTTTTGGTCTTTTATAGAATCTAACTTTATCTTCATTAACCAATAATTTGTTTACATTAAATTCCCTTTCCCATCTAACATTATAAACATTTTTCCATTCTTCTGGGATATCTTTTACAATATTTCCATTTTCCAAATATTGTTTTAATTCTCCTAATATTGTAATTTTTGCAGTACCAATAGGAGTATCATCATAAACATATACGGCTATTACTTTAGAATTACCTTCATAGTATTCAGGAATACCATTACCAGGTTCGTAATAAATTGGGTCTCCGTTTACATCTAATATCTGAATTTTTATTTCGGTAGACTCTTTTAGATAAGGAGAACCTTCTATTAAGAATCCGTTTTTACCACCAGTAAATGAATCCTTAAATTCTGTTATTTTGAAGTATGTAGAATTTATATCAGTATCTACTACAAATGTTTCAAAAGATGATAGTGGTGCTGGTAAAACTTCTCCGTATTTTTTTAATATTGCCATTAATTTCTATGATTATATAAAATAAATATTGGGATAATTTTTTATCTCAATAATTATATATAGAATTCTAAAGAAAAATAAAGAAGTAATGAAAAAATACGCAATGATTCAAATTGATGCAGAAATACATCAACTTTTGAAGGAGTTTTGTAAAGAGAAAGGATACAAAATAAATGGGTTAGTTGAAACCCTTATAAAAGAAAAGGTAGAAGCTTCTAAGAAACCTCTACCCAAAAATATATTACCAGTTAATTCTAAAAGTTAATTTTTGAGAATCCGTTTTCTTTTTTAATTTCAATTAGTCCATCTACAATATCTCTCATTTGTTCTAAGTGGGAAATTACCCAAATGAAATCGAATTGAGTTTTAAGATACTGCATCATCATAAATAAGGATGATAGGTTATCCGCATCCAATGTACCAAACCCTTCATCTATTACTAAGAAGTTAGGTCTAGGAAGTCCGCATATGTTAATTAGAGCCACTCTAATTGCTAGTCCTGATATGAACTTCTCCATGCCACTACACATCTCTAAATTCCATTCTTGGTCTTCGTAAACGATTTTGGCGTTAATGTTCTTTCCATCAGTATCCATTGAAAGAGAGAAGTCCACAACCTGTGCTAGGATATTGTTTACTTCGTTTTCAATCACAGGCATTGCTTTGGAAATTAATTCATATGGAACACCATCTTTCTTAACAGCATCTAAGTAGTAAGTGTAAAGAATGTTTTTATGTTCTAATTCCTTAACCTCATCCATCTTAGCTTTAGTTGCTTTAATGTATGATTCGATAGAACCAATTGTACCAGTTACTGAAAGAATTTGTTTGTTGGTATCTTTGATTTGTTTTTCAATTTCTTTTTTATCACCTTCCAACTTTTTAATTTGTTCGTTTAACTCACCATTCTTTTTAATGGTTGCTTCATTTTCAAAGTATCTGGTCTTATCGGCTTGTACACCTTCCAATTGAGTTTGTAGTAATTGAGATTGTGTTTCCAACCCATTTAATTCAGCTTCAGCCTTTTCTTTAACTACAACACCTCTAGTGTATTTGTTTCTCAATTCAATCAATTTAGCCCAAACATCTTCTACTTCTGAAAATGGTTCAGTTGCTTTGATTAAAGCATGATGTGCGATATTAAGAGTTTCTAATTGAGATTCTTGGGTTTTAACAACTTCTTTGGTTTGAATAGCATCCTTTACGAATACGTTGTTCATGCAAAACTGACAATTAGGGTCATACTCATGCTGCTCCAAATGTTTTAGTTTTTCCAAATTTGCTTCGTATTGGGCTTCCAACTTATCTATTTGAGTTTGTACATCTGCTAATTTACCCTTTGCCAAATCCCATTCCTTCTTAGCCTCATCTATCGGCATTCCGTTTACTTCGGCATGTTCATTAATAGATTGAGAAACCTCTCCTAATAACCCTATATATTCGTTTATTTTAGTTATTTTAGTTTCCTTATCACTTTCATTGGTTTGGATTTTGCGTTCAATAGTGCTCTCCGCATTCTCTAATGCAACTAAATCCAACTTACTATCTATTGGGGTGATGGATTTACTTAATTCGGTAATTTGGTTTTGAATCCCATCCTTACTTTCATTCTGCTCCCTTTGGGTTTTATTAAGGTCTTTCAGAGTTTCCTTTTGGGATTTCAAGTCGGTTTCTTTTTGGGCTAGTTCAGTCGTAAAATCAGTACGTTTGAAATTTCTGATTAGTACAGCCACTTCCTTAATTTCCTCACTTGCAGCCTCATACAGCTTATCAAATATATCCAATCCCATAAACTGAGCCAACAAGTCCTTTCTCTCCGATTGTGATTTATCAATGAATAGAGCATTGTTACCTTGTAAGGATAGGGCAGTCATTACGAAATCCTCATAACGGCCTACATAACCTTCTATGACTTGATTGGTATCCCTTCTCTCCGTTCCGTTTAGGGATTCTTTTCCACTATCTCCCTCTTTCCAAAATTGTACATCTACCTTTACGTTCTTTCCCTTATTAATAGTACGGGCTTCTCTCCTTATTGAGTATGATACACCTTCTACTTCAAAATCTAATTGGCAATGGAAGTCACTCTTTCTATTGTTCATAATGTGTGATGCCTTAAAGGCTCTACTACACTTATCGAACAAGCAGAAAGATATTGCATCAAATAGAGATGATTTACCAGCTGCGTTTGGTGCGAATAATCCCATCAGTCCGTTTACTTTGTCAAAATTGATTACGTTGTCCTCACCATAACTGAACATATTAGAGAATTCAAATCTTACCGGCTTCCATTGTACGTTTCTTGTCAATTCATCCAATACTATTCTACTATTAATATCTTTGTTTAGGGATTGTACTCCTGCTACATCTTCCGCAGTTGCAAATGGCATCATCCTTTGAATGTAATCCGTAATTAGAGAGTTTTGATAATTTACATCGGTAATATCTTCAAGCTCTAATTGATTATCTCTATCACCAGTCTTTTTCTTTTGGAAACTATCAGTTCTTATGGTTGTAAAATCTTCTACACCATACTTTACTTTGATTTCCGTGATTGCTCTTTTAGTATCTGCCGCATCCGTATCAGAAAATCTTACCCTAAGCCTTGGATGAACAGGTAAATCAGTAACGTCAGGAACAACTCCTGCGATAATATCCATAGTGTAATAACCATAATCGTTTTTAATATCAACTTCTTCATATGTTAATGTTTCTAAGTCCCAAACTAAGAATCCGTGCTTATCAAGGGTTTCACCAAAGTTTTGTTGTACTAAAGAACCTGCGTACACACACTTACAACCTTTTGGTGAAATCAATTCTTGTCTTTTATGAATATCACCCAAAAGTGCCAAATCAAACCCATCAAATAAATCGGTTGTGAAATGTCTACTACTAACTACATACCCTATATCAGTTTGTGAATGGTCAACGGGTCCGTGAAATAGTGCAACTTTTAATCGGGCTGATTGCAAGCTGAAATCATCAGCCATTATCCAATTATCTTTGTTATCAAAAATACTAAATACCGAAAATGCCACACCATCTACCCAATGAACCGAAGTATCCTTTAAGTATGTAAAGTTAGGTAGGTTAAGAGCTTCCACAATTGGAGAAAGAACATCCAATCGGTCTTGATTGTTCATATTACAATCGTGATTACCAGCAATAAGAATCGTTGGACATGTATTTGAACATTCGGTAAATAACCAACTAATTTCCTTTACTAATTCAGGTGACATTTCTAATTTAGCATGAGCAATATCACCTGCCAAATAAATCATTGAGTCTTCCGTACCTCTTTTACGGATTTCCTCAAACATTTTTTCAAATACTTGTCTGAACTCTTTGTGCCTCTTTACGTTACGAATGTGTATATCCGCAATATGATAAATTCTTTTTAACTTCATATATTGTTCAACTTTGCCATCATCAAATCTTCCCAACTTGTCTCTTTGGCGGATTTTAGTATTTCATTTACTTTTTGGAATCCCATATCACCAGCATCTTTATCAGTTGGTATGATATTCCTAACTTTAATTCCATTCTTAATAAACCATTCGGTATGTTTAGTGGAATCATCTACGGCATCAGAATCTAACATAATAGTTACATCCTTAACACCCTTTTCCATAATTTTATTTTTGAGTTTGCTGAGTAAAAATTTACCCAATAACGGAACTACATTTCTTTTGACTGAGAAAGAGTCAAATACTCCTTCAACTAATGTGATTGGTTCATTCCAATTAATCATATTCTCAAATACAATCACATCCCTACTAATTGGTGGATTCTTATACTTCATTTTCTCATCCTCATAAAATGAACGAGCTACAAAGTAATTCAAGTCACCATTATCATCGTAGGAAGGAATAATAACCCGCCCACCATAAAGCCCATCTTCACAATACCCAATGTTATACTTTACAATATCCGCTTGAGTGATTCCTCTTTTGGTAAGATAGTGAAGGGCTTGGGTATAAGCGGGGTTAATACCTTTTGGTTTGAAATATAATTGTTTGAATTCTTTTGGTAGTTGTAACTTTGCTACAAATTCCTCTTTTGGGTCATATTCGGGCTCATCACCATATACATCCTTTACAACGGATATATCTCTAAGGTCCACATTAAGTTTGCGGAGAAGGGATGATATACTTCTACCCTTAGAATCACACACCCAGCAATGCCATCTTTGGGTATCTAAGTTTACCTGTAATTTCTTTTTGTGGTGGTTACAAAACGGGCAATAGTGTGCCTGTTCATTACCCTTTAAGGATGAACCCACACCTAATGCGGAGTCTAATATTGTAATTATTTTTAATTTGTTCTTACCCGATAGCATATTTTGGAGTATATCTACAAAAACTATGTAAATATACTACTTTTTTGGGATATAACCAAATTAATATCCAGAATTCTTAATATCAATAAGGAAGTCAGCTAAAAACTGAAGTTTATTGGCAATAGTTTCTCTAGGTTGGTTTTGAAGAACCATGTTTTTAAGGTCTAATAAAGATGCAGCTGCTATTGAATGTGCATCATCTTTTGAGTTTAAGTAAGAATCGGAAATTCCGTATTTCTTGCAGATTTCTTGAATGTTCATAACGTTTGTTTATTAATATATATCCTTTCGGAAGAATTTTCCCATTAAATTTTCATTAATAGATTGTGGGTCAGCCAATACATCTAATTTGAACTGCCACCAAACTTCCCAATATGTAAGTGATTTTTTACTAAAGCAGAATTGAATTATTTCTCTTTCAAAATCCCCAGCTCTACCTTCTTTTACCTCTTTTTTAATCCATTCGTTTGATGAATAGTATGTTTCCCAATCGGAAGCTTTACGAACTACTCTTTTACGAACCTTTCCCTTTAAGGGTTTCAAACGGCGAGTTTGAGAAAGTGATTTTTTACCAATGTAGAATTTACCGGTGGGTATGTGAATTATCTTATAGACAAACCCAATAGCACCCTCTGGAGTGTTTTCCTCTGTAACCTTTATTCCATTAAAATTCCAAGACACTTATTTAGTTTTTATTGAATCTGAATACTTTTTTGTAGTATCGTATCCACCAGCTCCTGCACCTAAAGGACCTTTTCTTGGCTTATCTAAATTTTTTGCAACTAAATCTTTTGATTTTTCAAATGGTTCTTCCAAACCAATTGGAGTTTTGTCAATACCTTTAGTATTAGCTGCACCTGTTTTTGGTACTTTTTGTTTGTATAAATCTATTAAGCTAGCCATTTTTATTTTTTTTACTACCTATAAATATAACCTTATGTATCAAAACGAACAATAAAATTTACTGGGTAATCCGGCAGTGATTTTATTGGTTGTGGTAATTTTGCAACTGCAACCATATTTAATTCATCATCATATAAACCAATTGTAGTAACATATGGTGCTAAATAAGAACCAGTAGGGTCTATTGATGAACTATATTCATAATCATCAAAACTACCAAATTTTTGATTTATAGAACCGCTTGTATATCCAGATATTTTTGAATATATTGGGTAGTTGCTATTTCTAACATATCTAACACCCGGTTTAATTATTTTTTTAGTATATGTTTCTGTTAGACTTTTATCAGTTGTTTTATTTACAACAGCATATGATATTTCAGCACCATCCTCATAATAAGAACTTGGATTGGTTGAGTAATTAAATTCATTTTCTAAAACAGACAAAAATATTTCGTTTTCATATATAGTTTTTGTAGAACGAAAATCTATACTAAAATTGGAAAGAGTAGAACCACTTACAACATTTCTAGTTATTACCACAAGCCCTCTATCATAAAAAACATTACCATGTACATTACTTCCACTATCTATTAAATTAGAATATCCATCATCTGTATATAAATCACCATTATCATCTACAACAACGCTACCTGGCTTTATACCTTCGCCATACATATTTTGTGGAATTGATATAACAGCCATATTTTCTTCTAAAACTCTTTCATCAGTTGATGCATATGATTTCCTTCTACCAACTTCAAATAAAACAGAAGCTGTAGCTGGATTGTTATAGAATTGAGCTTTTACAGAACGAAATAAACTTACTTTTGAAAAGTTGTGAGACTTTTCCTCTATTTCAGAATCATAATCTCCAAAACTACCACTTTTAGCAAATATTGGATTTATGTCTTGCTCATCTAATGTCCATTCTTTATATACCTTAAAAGGTCTTACAACAATATCTGATTTTGGAATCTCTTTGAACATTATTTTTTTCCGTTTAGTATAAATATCTTATAATAAAAAAACCCCCTTTCGGGGGTCTTTTATAATCATAATCTATTTTTTATTAGAATGATAATTTAACTTTGATTAATACTTCTTTATCAAATGATTTAACAATTGGTTGAGAAGTTTTAGCTACTGCAATCAATTCGTTTGAATCATTTAACAAACCTACAGTTGTAATGAAAGTTTGTGGGTCACTTTCAAAAGTTGGTTCTGTGAATGAACCATCAGTATTAACATATGTAGGGTTATTTGAATAGTTGAATTCTCTATTTGTTGCTCTTACAAAGAAATGCTGAGTTGAAATATTTTCAGTTCTACGTGCTTCAAAATCGTTAGAAGCACTTATTGCTGAGAATAATCTTCTGTGGTTGTATTGTTCAGAAGTAGTACTTAAACTTCCACTTAAATTTACTAAACTTCCATTTACTCTTACATTACCTACAGTTCTACCAACTGCTTTAGGATTTAGAACAACTATACCTCTATCAGGATAGAATAATCCATATCCTTCACCAGTTCCAGCATCATAAGTTGTATTAACAGTTGCTTCATTTTGTGTTCCTAAATTAAGAGAACCACTTACAATATTGAAAACTCTACCAGCTTTTCCATAAGTGTCTCCAAACTTTTTACCACTATCATCAATAAATGAAAACAATCCATTAGAACCAGACAATCTTAATTGCCAGTTACCAGCATCCATTTGCTCTCTATATCTAGCTCTAGAAACATTAATTACATAAATCTCATCAGAACCAGTTGATAAACCAGCTGAGTTTACAAATGAGAATGTTGTATCGGTTGGGTCTAACAACATAGATTTGTACTGAGCGTAAGTTCCTTTTGTTGCCAATAAAGAACTATCATCAGTTGCTAAATCTACAGAACCATATCCATTTACGTTTCCGTAAGCAACTGCAAATTGTACTTCAGCTGAACTATCTGTTAGTGGGTGTGCATTATATACGTTCAAATAATATTGTCCACTATTTTGTGCAGCTTGAGTTGAAGAAGTAAAGAAAGAAGTTAAAGAACCACTATCTCCACTCCACAATCCAGTTGTTACAACTTCAGTTTTTGCGTTTACTTTATCAAAATCTCCAAATCTTTTATAAATTCCAGTTGTAACTCCAGCTGTATTAGTTGAAATCTGCTGTCCTGCAGGTAATACAGAATTAAGAAGAGCTACGATTTGGTTTGTATCTATTTGCCCAGAATTAGCTAGTGCTGATATTTGGGCGGTTACGTTAGGGTCATTTATTAGTGCCATTTCTTATCTCCTCCTTTATGCTTTATATGTTACGGTTACAGGAATAGTTTGAGAGCCTCCAGTTTCATTTCCATAAACAGTGATAGTTGTTTTAACATCACTTGTTAAGTTTGGATTTGGAGTAAATCTAAATTCTAATCCACTTACAACTTGTGCGGTTGTTGTAATTTCTTCTCCCAAGAATACAGGCACCGAACCGGCTGCTGTTGCTCCTCTAGTAACAGTTAGTGTACCAGCTCTTTGGTCTGCTAATACTACAGTGTACCCTGCGTTTGAATTTCCAGCAGGAGAAGTTGTTGGAGTCATACCAACACCACCTTCGGTTTGGAATACACCAATTGCACCTATACCCAATGATACAACAGGAATCTGAGTTGTTCCTTTTGGAAGCGTCACTAATTTGTATCTCAATACTTGAGTTTCATCAGGTGATGCTTCAGTAATAGGAATTGCTCTAATTGCTGAATCATAATAAGCCGAACCTTTTGGGTGTGCTGGTTCGTAAAGTGTGTAATCAATCTCATCATCTCCCAAAGCGAATTTGGTGATACTAAGAGATTGACCGGATGCTAACTTTTGTCTACCCTTTTTGGTTAGGATAGCATCTACAGTTATTTCTGTATTATCTAAATATGCCATTTGATATTGTTTTTAATGCTTTATTTCTAAAATAAATATAACCAATTATTATTTTCAATTTTAATCAACTTCAAGTATTGGTTCACCACTACCTCTACCAGTCTTAGCCACTCTAAGAATGTTAGGATTAGTTGTAAATGTTTCTACCGCAGGTAACCCATCGGGTGTTGTTGCTGATGTTTGTTGAGAACCCTTAAAGTAAGAACGTTGCAATCCCTCACCTAAATTATTTGTAAATCTATAATGTGAAGGTAGGTATCCATTAAGTACGTTTGATTCAATAATATCACCACCGGTTGAAACAGATATAGTAAGTGGAACAATTGAAACTTTATATTCAAAACCAGTATTTGATACATCTTCATAAATAACTTGGTCACCAGGCTGTGCACCATTTACAGGGTACCCAGCTACTTGGGTAGGTACTTTATATGTAAACTGATTTTTTGTTATGTAAACATTTTGTATACTTGATGTTGTGTTACCAAATACTTCATCAAAGTATGTGATTTTTGTTTTTCCACCAACACCAAATAATCCGAATCCAATATTTGATAGAGAATTTCTATCCATACCAATTTGTTGAAAATCAAATGAATCATAAAAACCGGTTAATGTTTCACCAGTTGGAGCTTGTATTTCAACATTATACATTGGTACTGAAGCTTCCAAAAATTCTTCTGTATTATATTCAATTGTAGAATCATAGAATGGTGTTTCGGTTTCTAATAAAGTTGCATCTTTTACATTTATTTCAGAATCCCAATTACTTAATTCAAAATCCAATTTAGTTTCATCCGAAACCATTAATAACGCATCTTTAGATTCGTATGAAAATTCAATTTCATTGTTATTATCTATGTTAATTGATGTTTCATAATCATTTCTTTCGGAAACCGGCTTATCCCATCTTACTTTACTTCTTTCTAAAAAGTGTGGTTCAATCAACAAACCTTTAGATATTTTAGCTCTTGCTGGCGCAAGGTCTGCTAAAACATCAAATAAAGATTTATCAATATATCTTACTAATTGAATATATTCGTAGATATTTCTATCCAATCTTTCAAAATAATATTCTCTTAGTTCTTCCAATGATTTATAATTTTCTTTATATTCATCAGATGGGTCACCAATATAGTTATCAATATTAAAATCTCCAAATGTTTTTAAGATATCCATATTCAACTCCTTAATTGGAGAGAAAAATAAACCTAAACGAGAAGAATCTATTGGAGCTCTATCAAATGATTTTTTAGTTGCCCTTACTTTATAGGAAAGGTCACTAACCAATTCAACATCTTCAAATCTAATTTTGTTACCATAAGTAAATCCTAAAGATGGAACATTAGCTGTTACAGTTCTGTCATATGGTTCATATTGGAATGGATATGATGATGCTGAATAAAAGTTTTGTGCATATGCATATGTTTCACCATATTCTGTGTTGATAGCAACATTTTTAATATTAACATCAGATGTCCTATCTTTTGGATATTCAAAATCTAAACGATATAATAAATCTGAAGTTGATGCTGTGTATGAGTTACCATTAATTGCATCAGGGAATTTTGAGTGATTATCAAATTTACTTCTTTCTAAAGGAACTTTCCATAATCTGAATTCATCAATAGTTCCTGAATATCCATCACCACCAATTAAAATATTTGAACCAGTTTCCCATTGGTTATCATTATAAAGAATTGACATGCTGACAGATGTGGTAATTCTTTTTCCATCGGTTGTATTTAACCAAACTTCAAATAAAGAACCAGTACCTGCATAGTTGTATCTATTAATTGCTACATTTGAGTAGTATTCTGTAGATATTGGAAAATCTAAACTTCCAGTTTTCAAATCAGGTCCATACGCATAAGTTATAGTTGATACAATATATGGTGTATTTGGTCCAGATGTTGCAAAGTATGGTTGTAATGCATCGTTTCCACCAAAATTAAATTCTAATTTACCAAAAGAACCAGTTGTTTGCACCAAATCAAGAGTCCATTCACTACCACTAATAAGTGTAGCTTTAGAAACTATTTCGGATGGTTTGAATCTAAATTCTATTGTTGTTGGATACTCTGATGTTGTTGGTGTTACATGCCAAGGAACTCTTATGCTTGAAGTTTGGTTTAATAATATAGCTGCCGTTCTATCATCAAATGTAAATTCTGTTGTTGCGTTCTCAGCAGGATTTTGCGGGCCGCCAAACTCCATTATTGTCAACATAGATTGTGGTACGCCATAACAAGCCATAATAGCTTTCATAGCTCTAGCAGTACCTTTGTGTTTCAGTAAGTATGGTAGGTTGTTTAATATTCTTCTCCAAACTTCTTCATTAGCTTTATAAAGTGGCATTGAATATTTTTGAGAGCCATCTTTATTTTTTCCTAAAGCATATTCCCATAAAAATTGAGAATCAAATGCTCTCCTACCTTCCCAACCAAATGATTCAAGCATATGATAAACCATTTGATTCATCATTCCTTTAGTTGGACTGTGTTGTAAATCTCTATTTTTATTTAATCCATTTATTGCTGTCCAAATGTTATCAAAATGATAACCAATCATATCTAAGAAGGTAATAAAATCTTTATTTTCATAATCTTCAGTTAGATATTGTGGAATATTATTTACTAAATAATTTGGATTTTCCTTATCATACGTTTGAGCTTCTGCAATTATTAAATCATACCAAAGTTGTACATCATTTGTAGTTGATGCTTTTGGTACGCCCGCTGTTTTTGGATAAGATAAAGAAGAACTTGTATCGGTGTATAACCAATTTTCAAATCCATCAAAGTTTCTTTTTATCTCATTTATAGAATCTAAATTTTTTGTAAATTCACTTATTACCGATACGGATGAAGTCCAATTTGAATTACTAACATTAGAATTAGCTAATACATCATATCTGTCTTGATAATTTTCAATAAGTTGAACTTTATAAATAAAGTTGTTAATTCTTTCTTCGGCTGAACTAAAGTTTGTAAAATTTTCAAACATATATTCAGAACCGCTTATATAATCTACATTTATTTTTGTTGTATCAATACCTATTTTTGAAATGTAATTATTAAGTAATTGAGTTGATGTTGCAGAACCAGAAGCTAGTAAATCATCAAATACTTTATATCCGATTCCATTATCAGCTTCTAAACTAAAATTAGGACCTTTTAATGGTGTACAATATTCTTTAAGTTCAGGAATTAAAGTAACTGTTTCAATGATTGGATTTGATTGTGGTTTAGTAATCCATACTAATTGATTTTCCTGAACGCTTGTTGGTAGCGATTCGTATAATTTTACAATTACAGTTTCTTCACTACCAGTCCATGTTGTAATTACTTTATTATCACCACTTCCAAAATGCAAAAGATGAGTTAAATACTTAGATGAATCATCATCAGGATTTATACTATCAATTTGTTTTTTGAATCCTTCCGCTATTCTATTAAGTGCAACTACTCTTGGTATAGTTAGTTGGTTTTTTATAAATTTAATAGAAATAATTTCTTCTTTGCCAATTACAACCTCTTTACCACTAATATTATAAGGAACTAATTTTAGTTGAAAAGAAATAAATTCATCATCTTCTGAATAATTTCCGTTTAATTGTTCTAATATCTTTTGAACATTCAGAGTATATGTACTTGTAGCTCCTATTTGAACATAAGATTGTCCTGAATATATTCTAACATAATCTGCGCTTACCGATTCCCAAGATATTTGAAAATTTACATTAGTTCCAACATAATCAGGTCCTCTTAATTCAGAAGGATATTTAATATTTCTAATATCAGGAACTCCAACAAATACATCATCTACAACCCTATAATTTACGTTTATAGGTTCTCCATCACCTTCAGAATTTGATGGTACTAAAACAATTCTATAAACACCTATTGTAGTAATTGCTCTAGCAGGTATTGTTATTCCTATTGGTGCTCTCCTAACAAATATAGATTCCGATGGAGAAATGTTATATTGTTCTAAATCAGAAAATTCAAATTTTTGTTCATTTACATAAACAGTAATTTTTTCAAGACCTTGTCCAACATTTATTACTCCTATTGGAATATCTGCTTTGGTATTAATATTATAAATTCTATCTACATCAGAATTTGCTAATTCAATTTTAGGAATTGGTTTTGTTAATAAAGTAACATCAGCGGTTGTTATTATTAAATTATAATTTCTATCTAAAATAAGTTGTCCGCTAACACTTTCTTCTACCCTTCTAAATCCAGCTACTTCTGAAGAAACTTCGCTTATTAAAGTTTCTCTACCTTCAGCGCTTGTTTCAATTCTAGTAATTCTATACTTTTCTAAATCAGATGATGCGATTGAAAAAGTTTCTCCAGAAGTTCCTGTTAATGTATTTAATCCTTGTTTTAATGTAATACTTGTTTGAGAATTTTGTATTACATTTACTTTATCATCCGAATCTACTGTTATAGTAATTGTATAAGTATCTTCTATTGGTTGAATATCTCTAGGAGGTTTTGTTACTAAATTAAAATTAAGATTAATTATTTGTTCATTGGCATCATAAATAAAATCTTGCCTTACATCAAAATTATAATATGTAATTCTATATTTGTAAGGTTTTACGTTTCCGTATGTAAAAGTTGAATATTGAAATTGTACACCGCCAACAAATTGCTGTCTTCCAATATTTTGTGCATTAAAAGAATTAAAACTTTCTGGTTGCCCTGTTATTGGATTAAAATTAGTATTAAAATTTTGATATCCATATAAACTACTTGCCGGGTCTACGTTTATATTTTGTACAATTGGTACAAAGTCTTGATTATTGATAACATCAATTACATATTTATCGCCAGATACATACCCCTCTTTTTGAATTGTAATTTCTTTTCGTCCACCATCTGAAACCAAAACATCGCTTAATAAAAATGATGTTTGTTGTGGAGTTGTTTTATATGTATTTTCACCATTAATAAAAATAGCGGCTCCATTTTCATTTGATGTAATATTAAATAATTTACTATCATCTGAATTTATACCACCCAAAATATTAGGAACAACCGGTGGTAATACATTAGCCGGTGGTTGTGTTCCTACCGGAGTAGATGCACCCCCACCGCCACCACCATAATTTATAAGCAATCCGCTATTAGGGTCATTAATACCACTAGAAATGCCAATTAAATTTTGTTGCATCCAAGTTGTATCAACATATCCACCCATATTTTGTGGTGTTGTAAAAATTCCTATATCTCCTGAGTATGCCGGCATTTTTTTATTTTATATTATTTCTTGTTTTTCTACTACCCAATATACGTTCTTTACCTAACCCCGTACCCAAATCACCATATCCAAATTGTCCTTCTGTACCATCAAATGTAACGCCGCCTCCGCCACCACCGCCCGTTGATACCACATCTTTAACTATTGTATCACTTGATTTTGGTGGTAATACATCACCATCTGGAGTGACGAATATTGGTGGTGGTGGTGGTAATTCTATTATACCAAATATTGGTTTATCTACTGGGTCTATAACAATTGGTGGTAATTCTATTTTCTTTTTTTCAATTAAAACTAATTCTTTATCAGTTATTACTGCTTTTTGTCTTGTTGCTGTTCTTATCACAGGATTTTTTGTATCAACAGATATATCAGACTCCGTTCTTTGTAAAACTTGTCCTACAATATCTAAACTTTCATCTGTTACTAATTGTTCTTCATTTGCCAATCTAACAACAGGAGTTGATAAATAATAATCAATTGCTTTTATGACTAAATTAAAACAAAGTCCTTTAATTGTACTTTTTGATAATTCAATAAGAGGTTTAGTACCTTTTGGTTTTCCATAATTTAAGTCCTTAACATCTGATATTCTATTTGTAAATTCATATAATGCCGATTCTACAAATTTTTTGTGTACATTTGTACAAAATAAATCAAAATTTTGAATATTAAATTCTGATTTTAATTTATTATACCAATCTTCTGAATATTTTTCTTTTATAAAAGATGATATTAGTGATGGATTAATTTCTTCTATTAAATTTATAGCATATGCAATTGTATCTTCTCTAAATTCGCCATCTCTCATAAAAACACCATATCTTTCAAACAAATCAGTACCCAAAGTTTCAGGTCTTCTTAATGGTAATAATCTTACTTCTGTTCTTGATGGTGATATTTCTGAAATCCAAAGTTTATCATATTTTTTATTACTTCCAACTCTGTGATTTAATAAAGTAATTTGTACTTTGAATATTCCATTATCATACCCACCCTCTTTGATAATTCTTTCAATATCTATAAAATATTCTTTTGGAAAATTATACATTTGAAATATAGTACCATCTGCAATCAAAAAATAATCTCTTATATTTTCTGTTGTCATTGGTATATACCTTGCTAAACCAAAAGTAGATTGCGGTAATTGATTATCATTTACATCGTAAACTAAAACTTCGATAGCATCATTATCACTAAATCCAAAGAAAGTTTGCAAATCTCCTCTTTCAAAGATTTCTCTATCTCTGCTTTCTATTCTATACCCTTTAGTTTCTATAATATCTTTGAATGATTGTATTGCCATAATTTATTATCCCCATTTATCACCTCTCATCTTTTGAATCGAAGTTGTGAAAGTTATACTACCTTTTGGTGATTTTATTATAAGTGTGCCTGTATATTCTTTATCTCCAACAAGCCCCACACCTGCTTTTGGTGCGAAACTATCAACTTCTCTAGTTATCATATCAACTTTAATTACCTTTTCCTCACCACCAGCTAAATCTAAGTTTGGTATGTTTGCAAATCCTTTAGCATTATTTCCTTCAAATTTGAATGATATAGTAGCTTTATCTTTAGTAAAGTTTTTAATTTGAATATCAGGTCCATTTATAAAAGAACCCCTTCCATCATCTTTAGCTCTACCTCTGAATGTTATCTCATTATACTTTTCATCACCTTTAGTAAGTACTTTAGCTGCTATATCATCTGTTACCTTTGCACCTTCTGCTTGTTTAGCTTGCTTACCAAATAATTGGTCTCTAAGAACATCATTTTGCTCTTTTAACGATTGATTTCTTGCAAATAAAGAAACTCTTTGAATAGCTTCTGCAGTTCCTTTTTGAATTGCATTTTGTAATTCTACAATTGTTGATTGAATTTTAGATGTTGTTTGTGTTGTTTGATTTTGTGCAGATGCAGCTAATAAAGATTGATTATCAACATCTACTCTTAAACTTTGACTTATAATTTCTAATTCTTTTACCTTTGCGCTTAAATCTAAAATAGTTCCGTTCAATACTGTTATTTCTACATTCAAATCAATAATAGATTGTGTAGCTATATTATAAATTGAACGAAGGACCATATCTGGTAATTCAGGAGGTCTTATAGGTATTAATTCAACAATATTTGTATCAATTGATTTTATTAATTCTGCTGTATCGTATTTTGGTTTTACAAGTTTAGCAGAAGTTACGCCATCTTTTTTATCATTTTCTTCAAAGTAATGAATGCCCGCAGCCGTCTTTGGTTTGATTCCTAAAGAACCACTTACCAAAATTTTTCCAACTAATTCTTCGTTTTTTAATCCGGCTTTTATCATATTAGTTAGTAATACTAAAAGTTATATCATTATCAAAATACTCTGTGTAACCATTTATTTCTATCTTAAATTCAATTTTATAAATTCTGTTTGACTCCCAGTTTTTGAAATCCAATTTTACAAAGTTACCATTACTATCACAACTAACTTTAGAATATTCACCAAATGGAATTATAATATCATTTGAATTTAAGTCTCTAATTTGATAATAAGTAGTTTTTGGTAAGTATTTAGTTACCCCATATGCAAATTCATTAGTAAATGTCTTTACAGGGTATAAATCTCTTGCAAAAATTCTTAATTTAGGTTGAGTATTTAGTCCATATTCTTTTTTCAAATTACTAATTCCTATTTTTACACTTTCGGCAGAAACGCTTGATAAAGAACCTGTTTCAAATGTTTGGTCATCCCAACCAATTCTAATTTTAGGTTGGTGAATTGTATTTGTTTCTTTACTAAAAAGTTTTACAATACCATAATCTTTTGTATCATTTTCTGCTTGAGCAGAGTATCTTAAAATTAAACCATCGTTTGGTATAGAACCACTTACCCAAGACTGAACCATTGGTTTTATATTCATAGCTATATCAGCTGTAGAATAAGAGAAAGTTTGATTTGATGAATAATTTGTGTACCATGTACCACCAATACCCAAATAAGAACCAGTTGAACCTGCTGCAAAATTTGGAATTATACCATCTGTTGTTGTATCTCCTAACCATCTACTTTTACTATCACCTTCCCTATATTTCCAAGTTACACCGCCTGTTGAAATATCATCAAAACGAGTTCCTATACCCATTTGCCAACTTCCTGATATTGGATTTGCATAAATTGTATATTCTAAAGGAATTTCTTCACTTTCGGTTTCTCTCATTACAAGAGTCACTTCATCTAATTTAGTATTAGAATTTGAAATAGATTGAGATAAATAAGTTGTATCAAATTTTATTAATACTCTTGAAGTATCTTTAACACTACCATAATATACTTTACTTATTTCTAATATTTCATCCAAACCAGTATTTTGGTCAGGTTGTTGTAAATAAATTGTTGCATCTTTTGATGCTGTTAAAAATTGATACATATTATCTTACCCTCCCTTTAATATCCGCATCAGGATATTTTAATTCAAAAATTGATGGGTCTAAAGATGGATATATAATTTTACCTTTAGTTGCCGCTTGAATATTATATGAATTTGATGAATAACCTTCATTACATTTATTAATTATTTCTAACATTGGTACTGAAGATACTCCCTCTACATTTGAAATTAATAATTCAACTTCACTTAAATTTATTGTTTGGTTGAATGTCCAATTTTCTATATTAAAATATGATTTTAATTCATTTATACAATTTGTTAAAACTTCACTTTTGTTATAGTTTTTATATACTAAAATTTCAAAATTAATTCCAATATTAATAATAAATCCATCAATCATATTAACACCATCAGTTAAAATTCTATATTCATTCAAATATGTTTTTAAGTTTTCTTTAACACCTCTATTAATTTGTGTTAGTTTTCCATTATTATCATATCCTAACAAATATAAATTTATAGCAAATGGATTATTTTTTTCATTTTCATTTGATGTTTTACCAATTAAATAATTTCTTATTTCGTTTTGTATTGCTTCTTTACTTAATTCTTCAGAATCGGGCTTTGAAACAAAAGACATAACCAAATCGGTAAATTCTTGCAATGCGTTTGGTGATGCTAAAATTGATGATGGTGAATTATTATCTAATGTTCCATCAGCTGTAGCAAATGCTTTTGCAATAGAACCAAATTTTGCAGGCATAGATAAAGCTCTTATTTGATAATCTTTTGCAGTTACTGCTCTGTTTTGTGCTCCAAAATTTGCTAATGCATTTTGTCTTATTTCTTCAACAGTCTCACCACCTCTACCACCAACAGCAGCCATATCATTATCAACTGCTACAGAATTTACTATGTTGTTATATATAGCAGTTTCAGTAGCATTAAATGATGTTGTATCTGATTCAAATTCTGTAGCTCCTAAACGAATTAAAGTGTTTTTTGGTACATTTGATTCAACACCGCCACCAACTAAATATTTTACAGTTATAGTTGTATTTGATGGAGATGTACCATATGTTTTTGTTTTTAGGAAATTAGTTGGGTCAAATGATTCTTCTAATCTATTAATTGAGTTAGGTAATCCCAATCCAACATTTTTAAGGTTTGGTATTAATATTTCATCATATGCACTAGGGTCACCTGCACCAAATTGGATTGTAGTTGTACTATTGGAATTTATTTTAGTTACAAATCTTTTTGGAGTTTTTATATTTTTTAATATGTAAGGTACTGTTGATTTGAATTGGTATAAATCAGGATCATTTATTTCATTATTAGGCTGTTGTGTGAAAACCATCTCTTGTGCCAAATATGGAACTTCATACCATTTGTTACCATCACTATCTCTTACATCAACAATTTCAATTACATTTGTTTCAGGTAAATCAATAGTTTGAAATGGTTGATATGTACCAAATGTAAAAGTATTTTCAACAACCGTTGCTGATATTGCCTGAACATATTTTTTTATTAAATAATAAGTAGGTTCTCCAGTATTTCCATCAGTTTGATAAACTATTACTTCTCTATCAGTTTCATCATTAAAATCAACAACATCAGTAGTTCTAAATATAACGTCTGTAATCAATGTATTTACTTGCATGCCCTCTTTTATTTTTAACAAATACTTTGGGTCTGGTTTATTATTAGTACCAATTCCTATTGATGGTACTAACTGATAAACTGATAACGTTACAACCGCCGGTCCTGTAACTTTGGGTTTATATCCAAGATATTGTGATAATGCTAAAACATTTTTTGCATCTTCTGCATAAACCATCATTGATTCTTTAAGCGAATCATCAATATAATATGAAAGAACATCTCCTAAATAAGATGCCATTTCAATAAACATCATACCAGGAGAAGCTTCGTTAAAATCAGAATACGTTTTTGGAAAATAAATTTTAGCAAATTCAATTAAACTACCTCTAAAACTATCAAAGTCTTTATTGAGATATTTTATATCTTTTCCTTTATTCTTAAAAATTTTATTTGTTGTTTGAAGTGCCATTTTTTATTTTTATATTTTATACTGTAAATGTTACGGTCTCAAGTTCAGGATTATCTACTAAAGAAAATGTAAGAGATACATTTACTGTATTTGTATCTTTTAGTGTATCATTTATATCTACAATTAAATCTTCAATAACAACATATGGTAGCCATTTAGTAATAGTTCTTTCTATTTCATTTTCAATTCTTGATTGAGTATCATCATCTATTGGTTCAAATAAAAAATTTTCTAAACCAATACCAAACTCAGGTTGCATTACTCTTTCTCCTCTTTTGGTTAATAATAAATTTAATATATTTGAACTAATTTGTTGTCTTGTTTGAAAAGATTGATTGAATGCTACGTTTGTAATTTGTATAGGCAAAGTGATACCTATCGCATAATCATTATACGTTTCGGTATCTTTAACTAACTTTTGACCTAATATTATAGCCATTATTTCTTAAATCTTTTAACAAGTTCAGAATAATCTCTATTCAAAGCTTTATCTAATGTTTCATTACCAGTTTGTACGCCCAATCCGCTTGGTTGAGGTCCTCTAGCTAAATCCCCATAACCCATTTTTTCTGCAATTGCAGTTCTACCAGCAATTGAACCCATATCAGACGTTCCAAAACTTACAGTTCTATATCCATTATCATTTGAAACAGCTTGTCTAGTTTCATTAAGGATTTGATTAATCATTGGATTTTTACTATATGTTTGCTGTTTAATTGTTTTAGGCTCATCTTCACCTAAAATAGCTTTAGCCATACTCAAACCTGTATTTTCTGGTTTTACAACCTTTCCCTCAGCCATAAGTTTCTTCATTTCGGCTTTAACCCCCTCTTTAATTAGGGCTGGTAATTGTTGTTTTACCTCTTCTTGAACTAGGATTTGGATAGCTTTCAAAAGTTTATCAGTATTCATAGTTGTTTATTGTTATGTTTATAAATATTTAGATACATTATTTTTAAGGATTATTCTATTTTACTTACCTTCTGGTGTATAAGTAACATAATTACCCCAATATTCCCAATGCCAATTTTCATCAGTACCACTACCATCACATAATCTATATGGATTATACCAACCATATTTTGGACCGTTATTAGATAACCACCTATATAATTTAGATGTTTCTCTAGCTGCTCTATTAATTGCACCATTTCCACTTCCACCAACTTCTCTATATAATTCTCCAAAATCTATTGCTCCACCCCAACCATGAGGAGATGAACCAGCTTTTGCAATTGTACTACCACTTCCTAAACTTTGTTGATGTGCTAAATCTCTATAAGCTGATGTAATAGTCCAACCAATTTTATCCCTAATAGCCTGTTCTTTCATTTTGAAATATTGGCTAGCTGCTTCCGGATGTAATAAGTACCAACCACCAGATCCTTTGTATGTATATCTTGATTTTGCACCTTTTTCTATCCCAACCATTGCTTCCATAGGAATAAAAGCATTTTTATATTTTTGTCTAAAATCAGGTCCTCCGGGATATGCAGTTGCTCCAACTTTTCCATAAATTTTAGGAGCTGGTCCTAATGGTGGTGTATTTCCAAAATTTGTATCATTATGTCCTGCTGTTTCTTTTACAACATATTGTTTTGGTTTGAACCTTGGTCTTGGTGTTGTTTGTTTAGTTGGAAAATCGCCAGGATTTTCAGAAATATTATAATCTGTATTTACATATGTAAACGTTACTTCTACTTCTTCATTTATTATTTGAGATTCCGCTGGTTCTTGTGCACCGGGTAAAGTTATTTCATCATTTCTTTCTTCATGTTCTTGTAATTCTTTTCCCTCAACAGGTGGAGTATCATCCGTTTCTGGTGTGTCTTGGTCTTCTGCTGTTCCTGCTTCTTGACTAGGTAATGGGCCTTCCACTCTATACCCTGTCCAATTTACAACTCCCGGTGCCGGTGGTGGTCCTGGTGGGTAAATTGCAGTTACATTTATTATACCACTTACACTTGTAAGATGTGATTGTGCATAATTTATGAAATCATCAACTATTAGTCTTGTATTTTTTGTAGGGTCTATTATTGACATAATTTTTATTTTGCAGGTACTGTTCCTGGTGGTAATACATACCCAGCAACTCTTCCTAAATTTGGAGTTCTAACAAAACAACCCATACCATTATGATAAACTTTACCATCCAATTTCCCTGATGTATTGCCTTCGATAGTTGTAACAACACCATTTACAACAGAAGCTACAATACCAATATGACAATAAGGTCTTTTTCCATTATAAATAATAGCTGCTCCAACAGCTGGTGTTGCTGACCATAAACCTTTCTTCTTTGCCCAAACAGGCCAATTAGGAACATATGGTATCCAAAAATCTAAGTCTTTTGGATTTACACCTGCTTCTTTCCACCACGTACCCACAGCACATGCACACCACCAATAACCACTACCTTTTTTTGCTATTTCAGCTGCATTATTTAGACCGTTCAATTTTATCATATAATCAATTCTTCCAAATTCACCAAATGGTAATGCTCCATTTCCTGTTGGTGATTTTTTACCACCACAATCGGCAAACGCACCAGCTGTATTTTTTGACTCAGCGATTCCAATATCAGTTTTTGCAACCTGTACTATTCTAGCTCCCAATTCTCCTGTTGTGAAATCTGTTGATAAATTTGTGTAGTTATCATCAGTCATATTTTGAATATTACCTTGACCTTTTGGAGCATATTCTTTTGGCTTAAATCTTGGTCTTGGTTTTGTTATTTTTTCAGCAGATTGCTCTATTGATAAATTATAATCACTGGCTAATTCTTCTTGCAGTTTTGCTACATAATCTGTTGCTGTTTCATCATCCGATTGTATTGCTTCTGCTAGTTCTTGTGTTTTTACTTCTCTTTGTTCTTGAGTTAATTTGAAATCTTCTGGGGTTGGCGGTGGAGGGTCTGCATGAACTATTGGTTGCCAAGATCCTGCATTTGTTACTATGTTACTAATTACAGCTATATTTTGAGTTGCACCTTTTGCTGGTATTTTGGGTATTGGGTATTGATTTAATTCAGCCCCTGCCCAATAAGCTAACACACCCTGTCCCATTTCACCAACTAAATCATATGGAGCTTTTGAATTAACTCCTTTTTCTAAAGCTGCTCTGAAAAATTGTTTCATAGCTTGAACATTTCCTCTTTTTATTGAAACATTATTAATAACGTCTCCACCTCTTTTTATAGCAGCATCATATTCCGTTGCATACAATTCTGCAATTATATCAATATCGGGAATCCCATCAGGATTATCAGCAACATTTAATATATTTCTTCTAAACGTTTCCCAAGACATAAATTAAGCAGTTGAATTAAGTTCACTTAAAATAGTTTTTAATTTTGATTTTATATTATTAAAAGTTGGTAAATTTTCAGGTCCAATTTTAGAAGGACCGGAAGGTGTTAAATAATTTTGTTTAGCTATTGCATCAATCAATTCAGTTAATAAATCAACCAATTTATTTCCTTTTACTATTGGTTCTAATTGTACGTTTCCTAAATTAATTTTTCCGTTTTTTGTATTTAAGTTTATATTTCTATCATTGGTTGTTACATTAATATCCGCACCAACATTAACTTCTATACCAAGTGCATTATCTATTGATAACGCACCATCTGAAATAAATCCATAGTTCTTTTTTGAAAAAAACATCATTTCAGCATTCTTTGAAGATAATATGATTCTACCAGAATTCATTATAATTTGGTCTCCAATTAATTTTTCGGGATAGTTTTTGAAAGATGTTGGGTTTGTATTAAAATCAGAATTACCTTTACTATCAACTGTTCCTGGTAAAAATTGAGATTGGTATTTATCAGAAGTAATCGCTATTGTACTACCATCTTTATTAATATCTTCGATTGTTGTTACAGTTATAAGATTTTGTCTTGAATTTGAATTTTCTGAATTTCTTATAATGATTGATGGTGAAAATTCATTTCTATCATTATTATAAGCTGAAAACCTTATAGATTGTCCAAATCTAGATTCTATAATACTATCACCTTCAAACAATTTTAATTTATGAATTCCTTTTTGTGGACTAAAATAATCACCAAATCCATCAAATTTATTTTGACTTGAATTAGTTGATTTTGGAAGACCTGTATTTTCTACAATTTTATAATCAGTAGATGAGTTTTGTTCCTGAACTGCTGGATAAGTTTTTTTAATATATTCAGGATCTGAATTAATGTTTGGTGTTTGTTCTGCTCCAATTCTTCTATATAACGTATTACCACCACCTGTACTAATGATTTCTACTACCTCATTTCTAACAGGTAAACTTTTAATTACCTTTTCAGATGGGAATGCTAAAGGTAAATTTTTTTCATTATTTTGAGTAAGACCGGTATATCTGAATTCAATAGCTCCAACTAATTGTGTTTTTTCTTCAATATTTTCTGAGTTTTTTATTCTAGGATGATTTTCATCTAATATTACAGAATAAACTACACCTGTGCCTGGCGTGCTTCTTGCTTTTTCATTACCTTGCGCAACAATATTTGTTGATATTGTAGAATTTTGTATTGCCATATTACTTTACCGCTTTTTTAAGTTCTTCCAATTCAAATTCTAAATCATCTACTCTTTCTACTTCTTGTTTAGTTTCTTCTAATTCTCTAAGAAGTTGATTTTTTTCAAACTCAGTAAGGAATCCTTCTTGTCCCTCACTTTTCTTTTCAGCCGCTACAATCTTTTGTGCAATTGATGCAAGTTTCACTAATTGGTCATCATTTTTTACCGATGAATCAATTAATCCTTGAAGTACAGGTCCTACCGTAGCAACATCGCCTGCATGTTTTACCATTTTCTTCAATTCTTCTATAAGAGAAGATATTTTTTGTTTTTTAGATACTTGGTTGTTGTAAATATCTTCAAATAGGGAACTTAGATTTTTACCCTTAAATAACTCGAAATCTGTTGACATACTAATTCTTTTAATGTATGTCTATAAATATGTATATCAGGAAAAGTTGGGATTAAACTGAGATTATCTCAATTTTAATCTTAGGTTGGTATCCTTTTGGTAATTGATTGTTTATACCTTTGAATTCTTTTACCTTATCTTTGAAATAAGTAATTTGTAATATACGGTCGGTAAGATTCATTACCGTTTGAGATGATGTAGACATTTCTTTTGTATCTCTTTTCATATTCAATTGAGGTCTATTTGGAAAGAACTCTTTTCTCATAGCCTGTGCAATTTCTGTCCAATCTTCAACTTTATCAACTGATTTTTCAGCTGATATTTTTCTCATCTTTGAACTTAGGTATTTCTCACCATGTGTATATCCCGCATCGGTAAACATATGTCCGTGATTTGTACGAACAACGGGTGATTCGGTATTTTGTAATTTAATATCAGGTTTATGTTTAGATGTAGTTTCTACACTAATCATATGTTTTGGTGAAGATATGAATGTGTGACCTTTGAGAGATAATCCACTTTTACCTTTGTATGTAATTGTTGCTTTAAGAGCATCTTTTAGTGTAGGTTGTTTGATGATATTTCTCATCTTATCACCGTCAGGACCAGGCTTACCACCTTTCTTTACAATCTTATGCTCAGCCTCATCATGTCCAACCAATAGTGCTGAATTAACTACTCCAATTCCTTTTTCGTTTAATCCTTCACTCCAGTCAGTTACTAAATCATGTAGGTATGCAACTTCCACACCATCTATAATAGTGTGAACAATTTCTAAAGATGGATTGTAAGCTCTATCTCTATTTTTAGCTAAGATAAACTTATCTCCAACTTCTTTGGATACAATAATACATTCGTTTATCATATGGTTGGTAATCCTTGTTGTTGTGCAAATTTATTTATAAACTTTTTTGTAGTACCATCACTCAACACACCAGTCCATTCTTTAACAGCTTCTCTAGTTATATTATTTTTCCATTGTTTATAGCTTATTGTTAATCCGTTTTTTAATGGAATATCTTTACTATTTTCGTTTTTATCAGGGTGTATTTCTTTGAATGTTTTTTCTAATTCTTCTTGTGCTATTTTAGAACTTAACCATTTACTAACTAATGATTTTTCATATTGAAACTTATCCCAATCTAAACTTTTTTGTTTCATATATTGTTTGGTATCTTTTAATTTTTCAAATTCCGCCTCAAACTCTTTTATTTTTTTATCATTTTTAAGTGTAAAGTAAACGTATTTATTAAAATTAGTATTATTACCAATTCTGTCTAACCATTTTATATGTGGTTCTTGTGTATAATTTTTATATTCGGATTTATTTCTGATACCTCTTATGACCTGACTAATTACAAATATAGCCACATTTACAAATAGCCATGTTACAGCTTCTTGTACAAAACTTTCTTTTATTAATGATTTTAACTTTATCATATTATTTACAGGTCTTCCAACCACCACCTTTTGATTTGTAATTTTTTGCAGCCCATCCATTTGCATATGCTGATGGATATACATCAAACTTTCTTTTAGCTGCCGCTTTTGATGCTGACCACTTTTCTGGGTCAGTTGGACAATTCTTTTCTAAAAATAATTCTAAAGCTTCTTCTACCAACTCGTTTTTCTTTCTACCCTGACAATGTGCTTTTTGTGAGAATCCTTTTGGGTTGTTACAATCAATAGAGCGCTTATACTTCTGGCTCCATTTTTCATTAATTATATCGGTTAGCTTTATCATAGTTTAACTTTTTGCTATTATATCATTACCAGTCCAATCACCATTTCTTACTTCAATTCTATCATTGTATTGAAATGCTGACCATTTGCCTGGTAGTTTTCCTATATTCTTCTTAATATAAGATAAATATATTCTACCTCTTTTTGAATCAACATCACTTTCAAGTCCTTTGAAATCTGCTTTTGGATAAATGTGAATTCCATTTACCTTAATATCATCATCAACACCTTTCACAAAATCTTTTATAGTTTCAATTACAGTAGCCATTAAACTATACATTTCTCCAAAACCGGTTTCATATTCATCCCTTGCTCTCTTTACATTAAATCCAATTGAAACTTCCATTTCGTATTTATCTTTTGGTGGGTCTTTTCTTTTTTGACCAGGTAATACCAAAATCATAGGGTTCTTTTTTCTTAAAATACAAGCAAATTTTACCAAATAACGAGACTTATCACCAATTACTTCATACACAAAATCTTTTTGCTTTGTATATTTGTCAATTGTTGATGCCGTTTTTAGTGATTTGAAAAATGAACTGAAATTACCTTTTCTATTGTATGAAAATGGTTTTGCTGAACCTTCTCCAACCTCTGATAATATCTTTTTTAGTGAAATCATTATGCACCTGTCTTAACAAATGTTGGTTTTTGACCTTTTGATTTTTCACCGCCTTTCTTAGCATCTCCTGCTTTTGATTGTGCAGCTCTTTTTCTTTTTACAAATGCCGCTCTACCATCAGGTCCTAACTTAGCTGCTTTTTCTTTTGATAGGCAAGCTGCGTATGGGTCTCCTGCTTTTGAATCACCACACTTACCAACCTTCTTACCTTGTGCATTGTATCTATCCCAACCACCACCAGTTGTAGAACCAGTCTTGCCCTTACCAAACCACTTACGAAGGTCTTCTCCTAATATGTCTTTAAGTAATATCATTAGTTGATGTAAGCGTTTAGTTCATATTCGTTTTGCCCACCATACATACTTCTAACTAAAGAACCATCAGAATCTCTTTTGAAAGTACCCATATTATAAACTTGAATATGTAGCATTTTCTTTTGTGGTTTTCCATCTTTAGTTAATTCAATTGAAAATCTATTTGTCTTACCAGCAGATGGTTTTCTAGGGCCCATTCCTATTTTTCTAAAAGAATCTTCATCATCAACTTCATATCCTTTTTTCTCCGCATATGCTTTAGCTGTAGCTATTGCTGCTGAGTATGTTTTATGATATACTTGATAATCTGATTTTGCTTCTGTTATTAAATCTTTTAACTTTATCATATTAAAATGCTATTGTTACTAAATCACCATCAGCTTCTATCCAACGAACTTTAAGTGCTAATAACTTTTTTAGTGTATTAGCATCAAATCTATATCCGCTACCAAAGTTACCACTTGCTTCTATATCAACAATCATTCCGTGAATACCATCAAATATTTGAGAGTGCTTTCCACCTATGATTTTTTCAAATGCTTGAACCTGCTTTTGATGAACTGGTTTCAATTCTTTATACATCACTTCCGATGCTTCGTTAATTTGTGTTAGCTTTATCATTATTTTTTAACTTTAATTTTCCAATAAGTACCAAATCCAACATAAGGTGAGAATGAACCATTAGTTCCATCAGTAGTTCTATTGTTTACACCTAAACCAAATTGATAAATTTTATCTTTTTTAGTTTTTAAGATTAAACCAGCTCCAACTGCAGATACATAATCTTCTTTGTTAAACCCAGCATTCAAACCATAATAAAGTTGTGCTTTTGCAGGTTCTTTAACAATAAGTTCTTCTTTGATGATTCTTTCTTTTACTTTAGCATCCCAAGTTCTACCTAATATTCTATTCTTTGTGATAGTATCCGTTAATGCAATAGTTCCCAATCCACCATCTAAAGTTAGGGTATCTTTGTAAACAATCTTTGCTAAGTAATCTTTAAGGATTGCTGCACTATCTACATTTATCATTTCTTTAAGTACTAAAGTATCTACATCAATTACTTCATGTACAATATCTTTTCCTTTCTTAGTAACTACTTTTACTTTCTCTACTTCAACAGTATCTATCGTATGTTTTATAACTTCGTATTTTTTACCATCAATTCTGATAGTTCTTCCGCCTGGCATAACTCCACCTGGGTTAAACCATTGTAATAAAATCCAAATTACCAATGCGGCAATGGCAATGTTTTTGAAATTAACAAATTTTTTCATAAGGTATTATTTTTGTGTATAAATATTTACAAAACCAATTTAGAACCAATTTGGAAGTTGTTCATAATAGTAAACTTAGGTTCTAAAGATAATACAGCCCTATAAGCTGCTGAAAATGCGAATCTTTTACTAAGTCTGAAATCATATCCACTTCCCACAACAAAACCAGGTATTCTTGTCACCAATGTTCCCTTTGTTGATGGATTGTAACTAATTGGTGAATTCATATAGAATATTTGTGGTGAAATTGTGGTTTTACGATTGATTTGGTAAGGTTTAGTCCAAAATCCCACAAATGATGTCAACAAATTCAAATTATATTTTTGAGTCATTGGATTTTTAATTTGTAATGCAATAACACCAACATTGTATCCATAAGTTCCCCATTTAGGATGTGGTTTTACATAGGTATATCCTAACATTTGCATCCAAGTTCCTTTCAGATACGCTGCGGTTACTGAATATGAATGAATACCATTTAATTTACCTTCTTCAAAATCCATCTTTGTCATACCACCACTAACTGCGTATTGGTCTAACGTACTCCAAATAAGTGCGGTAGCAGAATAAGATTTATCACCCATAAGAGATGATTTAGATATACCAACACTTGCCAATGCTGCATATTTTCCTTCCATATCTTGAGTTCCTGCTAAATCTGCTGAAACTAACATAGGATTTACTGCATTCTTTCCTTTCTTTTTATCATCCTTCTTTTCCTCTTTTTTCTCCTCTTTCTTTTCTTCCTTTTTTTCTTCGGATTTAGATTCTTCTTTCTTTTCTTCCGATTTACTTTCACTCTTTTGCTCTTCCTGCTTCTGCTCAGATTTTTGTTCACTCTTTTGTTCTGATGAAGATGATGAACTACTACTCTCCGATTTAGTTTCAGAAGATGAAGATGATGAGCTGCTTGAGCTGGATGAAGATGAACCAGAACTACTGCTAGAACTTCCAGAAGTAGTGCTTCCTGATGATGAAGATGTAGGTGGTGGTGTAGAACTAGCCGATGAAGATGCTGCCGCTGATGCGGAACTGCTTGCTGCTGAACTTGCTGATGATGAAGCGGCTGAACTAGCAGCAGATGATGCAGCTGAACTTGCTGCCGATGCCGCTGCTGATGCTGCTTGGGATGTTGCCTGATTTACAGTTTGGTTTACAGTTTGTTGCACCACCTGATTAGTAGGACAACCCATTGTAGAATATTGTGCGTAAACGGTTGTCAACCAAGCCTGTGTAACACCACTCATTACTTCAGTTGCAGTAAATGTTCTGACCTGATTATAGAATGATACCACATAGTTACCATTCACCATTTGTGTTGTAACTAGCTTTAATTCACCAGTACACTTGTCCACATAGGATTGGGTATAAGTTTGCCCGCTCACATTTTGTGTGAACAGGCAACTTAATACCAATAAAAAAATACTTAGATATTTTACCATTTTAGAAATTAAGTCCTAAACCAAATTGGACATAATCTCTAATAGGGTCAGTGTCAAACTTGATTGTAAAGTTTTTAATGTCATACATAACACCGACCTTCGCTGTAACAAAATTTGAATTGTACTTAGGGAAAGTTATTTCACCCAAAGCATCTTTACCTCTCCATCTTACTATCTCTCTACCAGCACCTATCATTGTATGGAAGCCGGTTCTTTTGTATCGGATACCACCACCAACATAAAACGTTCTTTCTTTTTTAAGGTCTGAAATTAGTGGGAAATCTACTCTACCAATTGTACCATAAGGAAAGAAAGTAGAACGGTCAGTTGCATAAGTTGAAACAAAATCCATTATGAAATATCCTTTGTTACCAACTGCGAAATAACCACCGATTTGTTCGTTTGTTGTTTTGTGTAAACCAAAATTTATGATAGGTTTTTTACCTCTTATAGTATCTTTCCTACCATCATTGTAAACATATACTCTTGCAGGTTGACGGTATCCCCAATCATTCCAATACCACATAGGAGTATAGAAGTTCCAACCGAAACCAGGTGCTCCCCACATATCCCATCTATTCCAACCCCATCCCCAATTGTTCCAACCCCAAGGATTGTTGTTGATGATGATGTTTGAGCCAGGCTTTGTTTGTGGTCTATTAAACTCTCTAGGTGATTGGTTTCTCCACATACTCATATCACTTCTCTGTCCTTGAACAGATGGAGTTGATACTCTAGGTTGTGGTGGATTAGTTCTCCAAGAGGAGACTTGAGATAATGCAACTAATGGTAGTAACATTATTAAGAATAATAGTTTTTTCATAGGTCCTCCTTTTTGTACCTATAAATATAAAAAAAGGGAGTTTAGTACTCCCTTTATTACCTTTACCTAATGCTAAAGTTTTAAGTTGTTCATTTGTTAAAATTGTGGTTGCTCTACTGATAAAGTTTAGGGTAGGATTAAATGTTCCTACTGAATTGTTTTCAAATACAGAAACACCATCTTTTACGAATTGTGCTGTTTCATTACTTTCTAAACTCAATCCACCTTTCATCCATCCCCAAATTACACTATTCTTCATTGTGAATTGAGTCCCTCTCCTAAATCTTAAACCTAAGTTATGGTTTGCTAATGCAGTTGAGGTATTAGGTCCAACTAAAATCATATTGAATAGTTTTGGATGTGTATATGGAGTTGCGGTTGAACCTGTTCCATCGTTATCACACTCAATACCATTTCCAGCATCTCCGTTATCTACAAATTGTGGGTCTCTCTTTGCCACACCATTTGTAATAGTTCCAGTATATCCAAAATCAAAGTCAAAATCATCATCTGCGGTTGCGAATGCATATAAGTTTTTAGCATTTACAGTTCCACCAAAAAATTCAAATGCATCATCGTTAGCGTAAATAGTTTGAACATTCTCAATGATTGTTCCACTACCAACACCACCCAATGTTAGTGCGTTAATTTCGGAGTTTGGCATTGCTGCGATTCCAGCGTATTCAATTCTTACATATTTTAGAACACCACTATTATCAGCAGGTAGTGTACCACCATAAGGTCTACCAATACCACCTTCAATAGTTGGTTCTGATGTTCTATTAGTTGGAGCTATACCCAATATTACAATACCACCCCAATCACCAGGTGCTTTCTCACCATCTGGTTTTCCTGATGTAAATACGATTGGCTTTTGTGCAGTTCCTTCCGCAATTATTTGTGCACCTCTTTCGATACACAATGCACCCTTTTCAGCAACATCAGATACAATCTTTGTACCCGGTTGAATTCTTAATTGTGAACCATTTGTGATATAAACATATCCTTTTAATATCCACACTTTATCTGCGGTTAGTGTGATAGTTTCTTTGTATGTTCCACTTAATGTTGTTGAAAGGGGAACATTTACAGGCGGTTCATATCCACCTAAATTTTTTTCGCAACTGAATAATCCTAAGATTAAAATAAGTCCTAATAATTTTCTCATAGTGTTAAATTTAATGTTAATGAAATTGTTTGTTCGTTGTTTGTTTTTATCAAATTTCGTTTTGTTTGTAACTTTTGATAATAAACCGATGGTTGTGCAAGTATATCTGCTACCGCAAATTTAAGTTCTCCTTTTTTTAATTTATGTAGAAACACAATATCTATTACATCTCTAGCGTTTTCAAAAATATCAGAGTAACCTTGGAAACCAACTGCTGATATTCTATCTCCAACTCTATTATATGAAATATTTAATGTTTCATTTTTCTTATGTATGTTTATACCAGAATTAATAACATAGTTTGATTGTCCTTGCAATTGTCTTCTAATTCCATTTGCATTTACTTGCGAATTCATTACCGAAGTGTTTGTATAAAAATCAAACCAACCATTTATCTTTTTTCTGATTTCCAATTCTACACCATATATTGTTGCTTGTTTTGGATTTGTGTAAGTTAAAAGAAGATTGGAAGGAACTGAACCATCCGCTACTATTTGTTCAATTGGATTTACAAAGTTTTTACCAAACGCAGAAATGAATATACTTTCTTTATTTGATGGATAGTATTCCCATTTAAGGTCTACATTATAGATGTCAGATTTTTTAAGATTTGAATTACCCAATAATTGTGCGTTTCTTACAAAATCATAATAAGCAAAATTAGCCACTTCTCTAAATTCAGGTCTTGCTAATGTTTTACTCATTGAAAATCTATACTTACTTTTTTCTTCGTTGTATGAAAGATTTAATGAAGGTAACAAATCCAAATACTCTCTATCTACATTTATTTGTATTCCGCTAAAATCAGATGTATTAACTCTAAAGATATTATATTCAGTTCTCAATCCACTATTCAATTTCCATTTACCCCACTCACCATCATACATTACATAACCATTACCTAAATCAAAATCTGCGGTGTATCTATCGGTGTTGTTTGTTATTTCATCCAACATATCAACTGCGGTATATCTAAAAACTCTTGCGTTAAATCCTCTAATCTTTTTTAGATAACCACCACCAACTTTTATCTTACCAAAATCTTTGTTAATGTTACCATTCATTCCGTTCTCATCCATAATTGACCAGAAACGATATGTGTCTCTCCATGCGGTTGCATATGGTTCGTTTACACCCAATGATTTTGTAATTGGATTAACTCTATAATCAGGTTGTTCTCTAAAAATAAAATTATATCCTACATTAAAATCCCATGTCTTAATCTTACCGTCTAATTGTGAATTAAGAACAAAGTTGCGGATATGATTAGAAGAATTACTTAATACATTCTGAACATTATCATAGTTCTCACCAACTCTATTCATATACGAGTCATCAGTTTGATAACTTACTAATGTTTTCCAACTATATCGGTTTTCACCCAAATAAGTTAAGTTAAGTAATCCATTTGCTTGAAATCTTTTTGAGTAAAGTGTATCTTTGTAATCGTATGCCAATTCAGTTGAAGATTGATAATCAGTTCTTTCAATATAGTTTAGATTGAATGAGTTTCGTATTGTAGAACTAAGTAAAGCATTAAACTTACCCTTCTTATATCCAAATGAAAGTGCTCCATTTGTATTAAGTGGAGATGTAAACCCTTCGGTTGTTGGTGAACCTATTAACTTTGTAAATGCTCTCCTTTCAATGTTTGGGCTTATTCGGAAACGATAAGTGGATGGGAATGTGGAAGGAAATTCAGTAGCTTGAACTAACTTAAAATCTTTAAGAGATGAAACCGAACCCCAACCACTTCCCAATGAGATATTGAAAAAATTGTTGGAAACTTCTTTTGTAGAAACTTGCACCAATCCACCACTCCAATCACCAGGTAGATTTGCTGAAGCTGATTTAGCTATGATTATATTATCAATTAGGGATGTAGGAATTATATCAAATGAAAATGCTCTCCTATCTGGTTCGGTTGATGGCAGTAGAGTTTTATTTAACATAGCAGAATTGTAACGGTCTGCTAATCCTCTTACCAATACAAACTTATCGTTTTGAATAGTAACACCGCTTACTCTTTTAAGTGCATCACCAACGGTTCTATCGGGTGTTTTTTTAATAAACTCAACTGATAATCCATCGGATACTACATTTGAATTACGAATACTTCTTACAATGGATGCTTCGGTTATCCTTTGACCGGCAGATTTTACAGTCACTTCTGAAAGGACTTTGTTAAATAATGTATCTTGCGAAAATGTTGATAAAGGTAGTAACAGAAATAAAAGAAACGCTCTCATAAAGTTATTTTAGGTTAGTTCCCCAATAACTATGAAAGCGTTTCTCTAAATTGGTTATTTTAATATTAAGAAATTATGAAGAAATTCCACATAATGTTAGGAACTCCTTTGCATTGTGTATTACATCTTCTGATTTGAACTTTCTTAACATAGCATCTGCTATTTCCTTTCTATTGTTCATATCATCTACCATACGAATAATTTCAGCAACACCCACAACCATATCTCTATCGTTTTCGTGTCCCTGTCCTACTTCTATTTCTTTGATATTCTCTTTCTGATTCCAAAAATCCATACCACCCTTAACTACTTTTTGTATTGTTTTAAGAGCTGGGTTGTTTGGTTTTAATACTTTTTTACTTAATGTTTCTAACTCATTAAATTTTTTAATATAAAAATCTGATTTTTGTGGAGTATATGTGTATTGTGTTCCTGAAGGAATTAAATCCAATATTATTTGTTTTAACTTTTTATCATTAACTTCATAGTATAGATTCTTAAGGTCAGATACTAAATATCTGATATGAGAGTAGTTTTCTTTTAGTATATTACTTAACTTTATCATTCTCTAATCTTTTTAATACTTCTAAATTTTGTTTAATTAACTTCATTTTTTTCAAACCGCTTCTCCTACTTCTCATAGGTACTGGTTTTGGTTTTGCTTTTGCCATATCTTAACGTTTTACAGTGTTTCCAAATTCTTGTGAGAAATCGGTATCTTGCGATAAATTTAAGACCTGAACTCTACACTTTTTACATCCATGCTTTTGTGTTAATATATCTATTACTTTTTTAGCTTCACCACTTGATTTAGCTTTTGTGTATAAAATTTCCTCATCTCTTTTACCAGGAGGAATACCCCAAACAATATATTCGGTTTTGGTTGATTCTGATAATATAGTTTTTAAGCTAATCATTATTTTTCAAATACACCCTTTTTAATCATCTTGTCCAAAATGTTTGCACAAGCTATATCCAATGCTTTCTTAGTTGAAATACTAATTGTAGATTGGTTGAATTTAATTGGGTCCACAGTTGCATCAGAAAGTAAAGTAAGTTCTCTATTTGTTTTAGCTTCACCCAAACCAGATGCTGCGATGATTGAACCATTCTCAGCATTTGTAAATCTAACCTGTAAACCTAAACGAGTTACTAAGTTATCTTTGATACCATCTTTTAAGTTAATAGTTTCATCTTCTGATACTGAATAATCATATACTTCAATCTCTACAAAGTAATGTGCCAATTTAATCTTTCCTCTATACATTTCGTACACTTCTTCACCAATACCACATTTAAGGATTTGGATATTTTTCTTTGGACCTTCATAATCCAAATATGCAGATATATCTTTTTTCTTTTCAAAATCTGCTTTGAAATCTTCAGTTTTAGTTTTTCCTATTGTTTGAGCATGTAGGACACCCACACCACTCGTAATCAACAATATACTTAATAATACGAATAATTTTTTCATACATAGATAATTTCTTATAAATATAAAAAAAGGGAGAAACGATGTTCTCCCTTAATTTATTTACTTTACATTTGGGTCTTCAAGATTTTTGATATATTCATCAATCAATCTACTTACAGCTTCGGGCTTTTCATCAGCCTTAAACTTAACCTTTATTTTAGCCATACCAGCTTCAGTTGGATTGTAACCTGAATCAACTTCAATACCTTTGATATTGTGTTCGTATCCTTTTTTCTTAAATAAACCTAATAGAGATTTTTTAAGACTGGATACTTCTTTTTCTTCGTCACCAAATATAAGTCTACAAGTAAACTCAATATCTAGCTCATCCAATCCAATAGATGAATGGTCCGCCAAAATATAAAGAGGTACAACCAAATCCTTACCACCTATATTAAAGGTAGTGGTTTTGGGTGTACCATCTTCATTGAAATAGTTTCGGATAGCATTAATATGCTGTCTTTCACTTATACCTTGAGAAACCATGGCGGCCTCTAAGAGACCGCCAACAAGTTCCTCTACATTTAATCTTGCCATAATATAACCTTTATTTTATTTTTATCTATTACTTCTTACCACCACCAGTTGCTGGGTCTTCAGTAAGTGGAATTAAAGATGGTTCTAACATTTGAGTTAGGTAATCTGATAATTTCAACATACCTTCAGTTGCTGGTAAT